ATATGCTCTTTATTAGCGTCGTAGTTAGCTTGCTCTACGTCCCTTTTAAAGCGTTTCTCTGCTACCTCGGGTACTCCGTAAATAATATTATTGATTAAGGTTACGGGCATTTCGCCCGCCCTTAACCTTAAAGCCTCTTGGCGTAACGTTAACTTATAGTCCCGCTCCGCCTCGGCTAGTTTTGCCCCGTTGTCTCTTAACTTTCTTATAGACGCCGTAAGCTCTAACATTAAGCGTTGTATCTCTTCGTATAGATCCATTATTTACCCTCGTTTTCTGCTCTCTTTAGTTCCGCCTCAAAAATAGTGTCATACGCGGTCGGATATAATACCCTAAAGGCGTCTATAATATTTTCGCCGCTACTTATTCTTAAGTATTCGTTATTATAGCTAAGCTCTAAGTTGTCAACTATTACGCTCATAATACGGTCTAAGTCTTGCTCTTTCTGCTTAAGTATTACGTACTCTTTTAAACTTACCGTTACATTACTATCGTTTTTATTACTTAAAGCCTCGTTAAGTCCCTTTCTAAGCACGTTTCTAAAGTCCTCTCTTGCCTTTTCTTCTTTAGCTGCCTTTGCCTGCTCTCTTGCTACTTCTTCTTCCGCCTTTGCGTCTGCTATCATTTCTTCTATATCAACGTTTTTATTCATTGTTTTATATCCCCTTTCTATTTACTTAAATGGTAAGTCGTTTTCTATATCCTCGGGTACTTGTAGCCACTCCCCGTTATTTGGTGGCGGCGTGTCCTCTGCTCTTTTACTTTCCGCAAACTCTACTTGCTCGGCTATTACGTCGGTTGTATAGTGTTTAACGCCGTCCTTGTCGGTATAGCTGCCCGTCTGTATACGTCCCTCTAGCGCCATTTTTACGCCCTGCTTAAAGTACTTACTTATAAACTCCGCCGTTTTTCCAAACGCTACAACGCTAGGAAAATCCGCGGTTGGGCTTGTCTCGTCCTTTACTCTAAAGCGTCTATCTACCGCTAAGCTAAACCTCGTTACGGTTGTCTCGCCTGCCTGCCTCGTTTCGGGATCTCTAATTAAGCGCCCTATCAAAATAACTTTATTCATAAGCCCCCCTTACTTTTCTAATACTCTACTAGCCCACATATCCGCAAAATGTAATATCATATAAAGCGGCGTTTCTTTCCCTGCTATATCATACTTAAAAGCCCCGTATAGTCCGTTATGCCAAGCTATAGCCCTTTGCTCGTCCTCTGTAAGGTTAATATACTTAGACGCCTCTATAACGCTAACTATTTCGTGCGGTAGCGTCATAAGCTCGTCATTTATTTTAAACGGTTGCGCCTCGCTACGTCCCTTTTTAAGTATGTTATCGACATATAAAGGCTTGTTAAACTGTCCCGCCTTGCCTAAGTCGTGGAGTAAAGCAGCTATAACTATACTATCGCGGTTATTAGCTACCCAATTATCGCCACACCAAGCCGTAGCTAAGTCTAAAGCCGCGTTAAGTACGTTTAAACTATGGACGGCTAGCGCCCCCTCTTCCGCTCCGTGGTACTTGGTACTCGCAGGCGACTTATAAAAGCCCGCCTCGTCCATATACTTAAGTAAGTCCTCTATGCCCTCGCGGTCTGTTGATTTTAAATATAATTCTATCTGCTCTTTTATATTCATTATTTAGCCCCCTTTAATTTGCTAATAGTTTCGCTTGCCTGCTTAGTCGTTAAGTCCTCTATCTTTTCGACTTTATAATACTTAAGCATAGCGTCTATATCTTTTACTAAACCCTTTAATAGTTCTATTTGTTTGGCGCTTGCCTTTTTCTCTTCTTTAGGCTCTGCCCCCGTCTGTTTAGCGTGTTCGTCGGTGTCTGCGTCCTTAGTATCATCAATACAGAAAAGCCCGTTAAGTGCGTACTTTCTCGCGTAGCTGCTAGCCGTTCCCGTAATCTGCGCCCCGTCCATACCCTTTTTAGTTTCCTCTTCTCGGGCGTATGCCTCGTTAATAATATAGTACGGCTCTTTGGTTGCCTCGGTGTCTGTAAGCTTTGCTACGGCTTTAATGTAATATCTATTACCAACGTTAACTAACTCGTCGGATATAGTTAAAATACACCTTGTAGACTTAAGCAGGGGTTTAACCGCCTCTAGTATATCCTCACAACTACGGTAATTAAAACCGCCGTAACTGTTATATTGACCTTTAGGGGCTTTTAGTTCTTGTTGTATAGTAGCCAACTTTCCAACTATTCCCATTTATTTAGTTTTCCTTTCTTGATTTAAAAAAATGTTTCGTGGATCTTGTTTTAACGCCTCGGTCTGTTCGTCTGTGTAGTAAGCGTCTACGTCTTGAATTGTTTTTTTTATGATGTCGTATAGATTAGTCAAAATAGCGGCGGTTGGTTTATTCCTGCGTATAGTTATTTTACTCGCCATTACTAAATAAATAGTCGAGTGTGAAAGCGCCGCCCCCTTTCGCTTTAAAAAACTCTTGTATAGCTTTCATATCCTTTTCAGTAACGGCGGTAGCACCCTTAAGCTTGCCGTATAAGTTTTGCGCCGTCATTCCCATATAGTCGGCTAGCATAGCTACCGTTAACCCGCTGCGTGCTAGTTCTGCGTATATGTTTGGATATAATAGCGTCTTTTTCTGCATTATCTCGCCCCCTTTCTTTAGTTTTATCTCGGTCGCGTCGGTCGTTGCGTTCGCGTTGCCTTTGGTATAAGGTTAAGCGCTTTTGCGTTTGCCCCTTATGTCATAAATAGTAATACCGCCGCTTTAATATGTCAACAAGAAAATTTATTTTTTTAAATTGTCAATTTAGTAATGCAAATTAAACGCGTTTTCGCTATAATCATTACGAATAATAAAAAGCAAACGTTCAAATATAATTTTGAACGAACAAGTTAAAAATATGGTTTATGGAGTATGATTTTAAGATGGATTTTTTAACTAATTTAGACTTGTTACTAAAAAGTAACGATATGAAACGGGCGGACTTAGCCCGCGCTATCAACATAGCGCCAAGTACTATTAACTCTTGGTATGCTCGCGGCTCTGAAAAAGTTAACATTAAGGTTTTAAAAGATATAGCCGCGTTTTTTAATATTTCGTTAGAGGTACTTATAAACGGCGATACTCTTACGTCTTTATACTTTAGCGAATACGAATATACTAAGCAAGAGTTAGAGCTAATAGCTAACTTTAGCAAATTCTTAAAAGAAAGTAGGTTGAAATAATGATAAACGACGTAGCTATATACTTGCGTAAATCTCGTGAGGACGAAGAGCTTAAAGAGGAAACGCTAGCCCGTCACGAGAAAATGCTACTAGACTATTGCGCCCGCAATAAACTAAACATAGTACAAATATATAAAGAGGTCGTAAGCGGCGAAAGCATAGCCAACCGCCCCGAAATGCAAAGACTACTAGACGACGTAGCAACGGGCATATATAACGGCGTTGTCTGCGTCGAAATAGAGCGTTTAAGCCGTGGTAATCAGTTAGACCAATGCGAAATATTAGAAACGTTTAAAGCGTCTAATACAAAAATACATACATTAACTAAAATATACGACTTAAGCAAAGACGAAATAGACGAAGAGTTTTTCGAATTCGCGCTATTTATGTCTAGGCGTGAGTATAAAATGATTAACCGACGCTTACAACGTGGGCGCAGGCAGGCAAGGCAAGAGGGTTATTATATCGGCTCTATCCTGCCCTTTGGTTTTGATAAGATAAGGGGCGAAAAGGGCTATATACTGACGCCTAACGCTAACGCGGAAATAGTTAAATATATATTTAATCAATACTTAGACGGTGTTAACGTCGCAACAATAGCGAACTATTTAAACGATAACGGTATACGCTCACAATTCCAAAATAAAGAATGGACTACGGCAACCGTTAGAAATATCCTTAAAAACAAAATATATCTAGGAATGATTAACACGGACAACCGCAACAACTATGTTAAGGGAAAGCACGAGGCTATTATAGACGAGCTTACTTTTAACCGTGCGCAGGAACAACTAGCAAAAGCGCCGAGGGTAACTAATAAGCGTAAGTTAGCCAATCCGCTAGCGGGGCTTATGTATTGTAGCGAGTGCGGGCGTACAATGATACGTAAAATAAACGCTATGAAATTCGAGTATATAACTTGCCCTAGTTTGCGTTGCGCTAATAGGTCGCTTAAGCTAGAAACCGCCGAGGACTTAATAATAAACGAACTAAAGGCGGAACTAAAAGGCTTTAACTATTTTATTGACAACTACGCCGACGAAATAAAGACGCAGCGTTTAAAGATAGATAACGAGTTATCTTTATTAGAGGCGGAACTAAATAAAAAGGTAGATATGATAGAGCGTGCTTGTGAAATGCTCGAGAGCGGTATATATACAAAAGAATTGTTTACCCGTCGCGTTGGTGTTTTAGAGAACGATATAGAGGCAATTAAGGACAATATAAACAAACTTAAAGAAACGACTATAGAGGACGACGGACGGGCTTATAAGGCTATCCCAATACTTGAAAAGGTACTAGAAAAATACCACGGGTTAAACTCCCAAGAAAAAAACTTAATACTAAAGTCAATAATCGAAAGCATTGAATATACTAGGCTTAAAGACGACGTGGCGCTTAATATAAAGTTATTGTTATAATTTTCCTCTTGTAGCAATAATTTTTTATGTGATATAGTGTAAACATAAAGACACAACTACATAGGTGTATAAATGTTTACACTATTTTTTTCGTCGTGTTGCTGCCGTGCGACGTAAAACTATAACGGCGAGGTTTCGCTTAGCCCCTGCATAGAGTAAGCGCGGTACTATATCGTTAGCGGTTATATGGTATAGTTTCGTCAATAGTGGGATCGTAACGACACTATTATAAAAACGGGACGGGTTGGCTTGGTTATCTTTATAGGGATAGTAAGGGCGCAGGGATAACGACGCGCAAAGCTTGCTATACTATAATCGCAGGCAATACGGCAAGGCTACACTAGCGGCTATATTGTTTAGTTTTTACTCTAGGGCTTTATAGCCTTTTTTTTAAGGGTAAACTATGTTTAACTAGGGCTTGGCGGCTGCCTAGGGCTATATAGTTTAGACTTTAGTAAAAATGCACAATAAAACAGCTCGTAACTTTGTGCAATATGCCAATAGCTTTTTTCTCCGTATAGGTATATACTTATATCATCAAATAAAGAAAGGGACGCCACCAAGGGCGCAGGGTAAAAAGGATATGTACGAAGTAGTTAAGATAGTTAAGGGTTACGAAATTACTAGAATGAAAGGCACTAAGGGCGCTTATCACGTAAACGTTAGAGAGGGTAAAGGCTTTAGAGAGTTCCATACATTTAAGACTATTAAAGCCGCTACCGAGTTTATAGAAAAAACTTTATAGATTTTATAGCTGC